CAATATACTTGTCATAGTTCTCAATCATGTCTTTAACTTTGTCTACAATTTCTGTAGGACTCTTTTCAAATCCTTTTAGTGTTACTGTTAAAGCACTTGCATATTTGAATTCATCTGGATACATTTCATAGTAACTTAATCTATTAGGTACTAATGGTAATGTATCCACTAAACAACCCTCATAAGCACTGATACCTAGTGTTTCTTGCAAGTTAGCACTAAACACAATCTTTGCTTTACCAAGTAGTTCATGATATTCATCTTTGCTTAACTGTTTGTCTTGACATACAATAAACTCATAGTCTGGTAACAGTTCTTTTAATTTAGCAAAGATCTCTGGGTTCTTCTCAGGTGCTACTCTGTGCGGAAACAATATAATGTTTTCTTTCTTTGCACCTTCAAATGGCTTCAGTGTATCTTTAAGATACTCCATGGGCCAACCTACAATATGCATCTTACCTGTTTCTAAATTTTGTTCAATATCTTTTGTATCATTTAAGAAACTTTGTGCAAATAAATCTACATGAAAACGTGTAGCATAATAATTATGGTCATAACATTCAAACATACTTGCTTCTGCATAACGTACCCATGGTTTAGCACCAATTAGTCTACCTAAGAAATCTGCTGGGTCATAACTGCCGGCGTGCCACATACCACCAATTTTAATATTGATACCTAATAGTTCTGCCATATACTTTAATTGTATAACAGTAGGATTCCATGCATCTGTATAAAGAAAGTAATCACCATCTTTAACTTCACCACTTGCTACAAGGTTAGCAATCTCTAACATTTGTTGACTCTTGTAACTGTTTGTACCAGCAAAGTTCAAAAATGCACCTGGAGTAGTAGTCTGTGGAACATCTCCACCACTAATAACTTTTACATTGTAATCTTCAGTACCTAAGTACTCAGACATTTGTTCAGGTAAGTGTTTCTTCCATTGAGCCGTATATCTTGTTTCGACAGGCTCCAAGTCTACTATGTATATTGTTTTCATTTTTATTCGTGTTCTCCGCCAGGGTCGTTATCTGGTAGTGGTTGTTTGTGTGGATTGCCATTCTTATCTCTCCATATCACATAGTTACGACCTCTACCATGTGAATGGTAACCGTTCATCCAATTAAAACTGTGTGGACTACGTTCTGCTTGTCTGAATGTTGCTACTGTAACTACTACACCTGCTACAAAAATAACGTGTCCAATAGCACTATACATAAATGCATAGACACTATCTAAAATCATAATGGCAAATATAGTTGACCACATAAATGCAAGTATCTGCATAACCATGTGTCTTACTTGTAAGTCGGGAATTGCACTTAACGGATTCTTATTATGATCCATTACTACATTCCAACAATTATAGATCCATTCTCTCATGTCTTTTACTTTCTCAAATTTTACTTGTCTGGGATAGTTAGCATCTGCACTATCTCTAAAATCTATTGCATCATACAAATTATAAAATTCTTGTGTGACTTTGTGATTTTTAAAATAGGCTGTCACTCTATACATCTACTTTTTAAATCCTCTTCTCATTGCTTTCCCATCTCTAATCCATTGATTATATGGTCTTCGCTTGTTTGCAATGCTTTTAAGCATATGACCGTATGGGCTATTGTTTCGTCCCAAATCTGCTTCGTTGAATGGGTATCCATTCTCGACGCAAAACTGCTTGTACTGATCGAGTTGATCAAAAATTTGCTCCACTTGAGCTTTCATTTTCGTTATATCCTTTTGTAATCATAACTAATATCTGAGCCGTTTTCCCCATCTTCACTTACTTCTATTCTTACTGAACGTTCGGGGTAGCGTTCACTAATCTTTTTGAATAAATCATCTGACATCATTTCACACGATTTATAATCAAGTTCCAGTGTCTTCTCACTGTATAACTTTTCCAACCAACGTTTGAATTGTATAAATTCAATATCTCTGTCATCATGGAATATTTCAATCCATACCTTAAAATGGAATATATGTCTATGAGGATAGCCTAAAAAACTTACATCATATTCATCGCCTGTTGCTAGTTTAGGATCATCTAAAGCCGCCGGGTATTTATGAATACCTTCTTTTCTAAATGTAACCCAAATCATTTTGCTTGAATTGTTTAATTGCTTTTCTGTTGCGTCTTTTATAGCCGCCGCTCTCATATCGCTTAACATATTATTATAGTATTGTCCCATTCATATAGACCTTTACAGTTGTTATTTGTTATAGTATACATAAAAACTCTAGTAAAGTCAAGATTTACTTTTATCTATTGCTTCTTTTATTTTTAATTTTTGTTTTTTCAACGCAATTAGTTCTTCTTTACTTGTCCAACCGCGGTCTCCACTTCGAAGTTTTTCTGCTTCACTTACTTGTTTTTTAAGAATTTTATGTTGTTTTCTTAATTCTTCAGTTGTTGCTATCATGTTCCCTCCTTAGGATTATTCGATGAATGTATCACCTGTGTACTTGTCCCAATCCGAAAAGAATTGAGATTGTATAGCATCATCTAATGGCATACACCATACACCTGGATTTGTCTTGTTAAAGTCTACATCGTCGAATTTTACTGTTGCATTGTGGCTGTTCATATTCCATTGTTTCCAATAACCAAGTTTTAAACTCATCATTGGAATAAATCTTCTGCTTTCAGTCCAGCCCGAATCTAAAACATCTGCACCATATTCCATCATATCAAAATCTAACGTTACCCACATATGAGCATCTAATAATCCTTTAATATAGTTGTCCCACTCATCCCAATCACTTAATTTTTTAGGAGTAAATGTTGTACCAGTTCCTAAATAGATATGATATAAGTTGTTGTTTTTTGCATGATCCAAAGTCTTTTGTAAATCTTGTATACCACATACAAACAAAGTTTGTTTACCATACATAGGAGTTTTTTCAACTTCTTTATTCATAAAGAACTTTGCTTTATCAGTTTTAATAGTTTTACCATCTAGTGTGGAATATGTTCTCATCATTTGTTTCATGCAGATCCCTCTATAATTTTCTTTGCACGTTTATCTTCATATGTTTTAAACATATGCTTTTCCCAAACAATATACCCTCTGCTATATCCTTCAGGTCTATTGTTGCCATCTTCAAATGCTTGTTGCCATTCAGTATCTCTACTGTAACCTTTTGTCCAAAAGTTATCTATGTTTAATGTTCCTGTGTTTATCATTGAAACTGCATCTAACATAGCACTATGGAAGTTTGGGTTTCTAGGACTAGGAAATTGCATACTTGCATTTTTCCATAATAAGTTTCCAAAGGTTGTAGTAATTCCTTTTTTCTCTGCCGCCAAAATAACCAAAGCATTTTCGTTAATAATATCACCATCAAATACAAGTGTGCTATCATCTTTTAAATCAATTACAATATCATATTGCCCACTTGGCTTATCTATAAGTCTGTCTTCCCAAAATTTTCTATTGTGCGAACCTAATACATCTACATCATCTGCTAAACGCATTAATTTTAATTTTGTGTATACTACTGTTGCTAAAAACCCACTGCCAATAATTAATATACGTTGTCTTTTACCTTGGATTTTTGCAATGCTACTACTCCAATTTAATTTCTCCATATTGCTTGTAACAATATTAACACCACAAGCCACAGGTTCTATAATGTATTTAGGATCAACTTCGGGTACTTGTACATATTCATCTTTCCTACAGTTGTAATAATCTGCATATGCAGGTTCACCTCTTGTTGCAACAAAGTCGCCAACTTTAATATCAGTAATACCTTTACCAATCTTTGTAACTTGTCCTAGTCCTTCATGTCCTTGCATATGTAAAGGTAATGGACCAAAGTTACCATTCATCATATCAATGTCACTACGACAAACGCCTGTCATCAAAGCCTTAACTTCAATTTCTTCAAAACCTATATTAGGTTTTTCCCATTCTATCTCTTCGAATTTTCCATTGCCTGTTGTTTGTAATAGTTTTACTAACATAGTTCTTCCATTTGTTCGTGTATCCACATATCTTTTTTAAATTGATCTTCCCAATATGTATCATTATGCAGGTTTTTCAGCCCTGTGTCAATCATTCTTTTATAAGCATCTTCAGGACATAAGCCCAACTCTACACGTTCTACGTTACCTAAGATTTCAAAGTTTAAACCAACATCATCATATAAATCTGTTTTCCAATTAGCGAGTAGGTTGTAATTACAAAACTTTGCTTTATATGTCATACCTGCTTCATCGTCAACATCATATATTCCATTAGGATCAACTGTGCCATAGTCTGTATCAAGTAGTTCTTTTAATTTCCAATTAGTCTTTGCTATCTTATTTGATGGAGGTGTTTCGTCATAATCGGAATTGAACACTTGATACAAACTTAACAAATGAGGAAGTAGATCTCTACTTACACCACCGTATGCTAATTCTTTAGTTGTAAACCATGTGCCTGGATTAGGTACTCTATTTTTGTTACACCAATTGATATCTACATTTCTGCTTGTTCTTGCCATATTAGTAAGTTCATCGATGTTATGTCTATATTGGTTATTTTTAACCATAGATATTCTACATTCTGGAAAGTCGTAATACAAATCTGCCCATGCTTTAGAAGTAGCAAGTCCAGGCTTTTCTATAAAAAGTAAATGACACCACGGAGCAAGGAACCTTGCTATGTCTTCGTGGGTTTCATTTGGTGTACAGATATGTACAGTATCATACATATCAATTGGAACTTCATGAATATCTTTATAGTGTGCTGGTCTTTTAGGATCAACCGTTACAACCTCAATACCCATTTCTGTAAGTATCTTTTGGTAAAGTTGACCAATACCCATTCCTACTACAAGACTTCTCATTTAATTCTCACTGAATAAATTGTTAAATTGTGCAGAACTGTTAATAGTTTTCTTACCAACTGCTCCACGTGTACCAACTACCTTCATCCATAGTTTTGTATGTTCGTCAATTAATGCTAATGCTTGATCTTTGTTATCAATTTCAAATACTCTAGCAATAACATCTTTAACCTCTTGCTTATCGAATGTATCATTAACAAGCATATTAGGATAATTACCAATGTCATACTGTCTGTTTGCTTCTTGTACACTATTAATATGTGTATAAACATTATGATTCATCATAAGTGCATATGCAAAACTATCCCAACTAGTTTTAGTAGACACACCCATTCTGTTTACATCAGTTGGACTATAAATGCAAATATCATTTACTTTTAGTCCTTTTGAAATTGGTGTAGGCATCCATGTCATACCTTGTTTTTCATAAAATTCTGTACATAGTTCGTCATATGGTCTTGTATCAGAACTGTATGCTTTGTCATCTGGTGCACTAGACATCATGTAACTCCACTTTTCATCTTTTACAGTTCTATGTCCAGTGTATATTTGACCATTAGCAGTACACAAGAAAGGACTTGCACAATCAAAAGTTACAGTAAAATTCTCATTATGATTTTTTCTAATACCACGTTGTATAGCAGTTAGTACTAATGCCCATTCAAGTTTACTTGTACCTAAGAAGTGCATAACATCATGTTTGCCTTTCTCAAGTAAACCATCAAAGCGAAGTTCTACTACACGTTTTAGTGCCAAGTGTAAGTCACACATATTTTGACCACCCATTGCCCAACCATTAAAGTGTGCATCTGGGTATAATTTAGGGTCACTAAAATGTTTCATTTGTTGATACCAGTCATCGGCTTGTTGGAAGTTCTCGCCTTGTAATACGTTTAAGAACTTACAATTACCGTTTCTGTTTTTAATGAAATATTCGTTATTTTGTTGTGTGCCTTCTACTGCTTCTTGATATGAACTAATCTTACTTGCCGCCGCACCTTCTGGGGAACGACTTACCCAAGCCGGAATATCTAAAATCATTCCGTAGTCCATGAACTTGTCCATCCATTTTAAAACACCGTCTCGTTTTTTCTGTGCTTGTGGGCAACCACTGTCTTTACGCCAATCGCCTTCCCACTTACCTTTACCAATTTGGAAACCACCTGAGTCTCCTAATAGCCAACTAGTGTTTTTATCACGAACACGATACATATCTTCACGATACATATCCTTTTGTAAATCTAAACTGGCATGACCCGCCGAGTGTAGACTCCATTTATATTTCCATATACCTTCCGGTGCCAACCAATTAATACTTTCGACACCATGTTGTAAGAAACTAGGAACACGATTATAATCAATATATTCGTGTCTACGTTGTCTACCTACAAATAGTGCATAGAATGTACTTAATGCTGGCAAAAAGACTGCATAGTCATTTTGTTCTTTAGTTAAGTCAGTCTTCATTAACTGATCCTTTATTTAGATTGTGCTGGAAGGATGTAATCGTAAGCAATCATTCCGCTGTCTACAGAAATCATACTAGCACCCTCATCTGAGAATCGCATAGTAACTTCACCTGGAAGACTTAGAATACTAATTACTTGATTAATGGGCCACTGCCAACCATGTTTCAATGTACCAGTAATATCTGGTTGGAATACAAAGTTACCAGCATGAGTACTATGATCACCAAAGTAAAACTTCAAATTGCCATCTTCTGTTTTAGCAATAAAAGTTGTTTCTTCACTGTGTACTTGTGCCTGCATTTTTAAACGTTGTACAGCCGCAACACTTGGCTTGATCTCAACGTTCCAATTAACGCCTTTAAACTTAACAGTTTTAAGTTTATCGTTAATAACTTCACTTGTCATAAAGCGATAGTCGTTTTTAAAGTCACCTCTAACGTTTTCAAAGTATAGTCCAACTGGAACTTCTACTCCATTACGTTCTTGTTTACTAATCGTAATTTTAGCATCTTCTTTATATTCTTGAATACCAAGTAAGATTGCTAGTTTGCTTAGATTAGGCATACCAAACGTACCCATGAACTCTGCATAAGGTTGTTTGAATTTTGCTTGTACAATGACACTTCTGTCATCTGCAAGTCCTTCGATATTTGTTTCAGCGTCAGTACCGTTTACTTTAATCAAATCGATAAAGCCTAAACTGTGTGTATGCTGAACAATGTCATTTAGATAGTCTTTCATAGATTATTCTCCATCAGTTAATATTACAATTATATTAGTATTTAGGTTCAAAGTCAAGTACTTTCTACTCAAAACTAAATAAATCGTTAAATTTTGTTGTAGTATTAGAATCTAACGTTAGATTCCATTCCAATACGTCTAACAAGTTGTTAATTTTACTATCAATAACAGTACTTTCCATAGCACCATCATCAAACGGTAAGTCTTTAAACCATTGAGGTAAGTGTGGTTCATCTGTTGGATAAGCGACACTTGTATACCCTAACGGGTTTGCTTTTAGTTTACAAACAATAACTTTAGCACCATCTTTAATTTCAGCACTATATCTATCACTGTTCATTTTACGCAATCTATTCCAGTTCATACTTGCTCTAACGTGTCCTGGCATATTTGCTCTTCCAAGTCTTTCTTCCAAGGCTTGAAATTTTGTCATATTATTTGCACGTCTAGGACTTCCTTTTTCCCAACCCGGGCGTAACATAAATTCTTCTTTAAATAATTTCACTTTTTCAAGTGTTTCATCTCTACCAAGTCCAGTAAGTACACCTTGTAAAATATCACTTAAAAAGTCTTGTACAATCTTAGGTGTATCCGAACGTTTAAGGTCAAGTCCCATTGCTTTAATTTTACCCGGACTATCTCCTGTATCTGTTCTGTAACCTTCCATGTCATAGATTAGAACTGCATATCTTTTCTTTGTAATAAACAATCCTTTAGTGGCAACCATTTCTCTGCCACCAACAATAATCTGTCCATTATCTCTTGGACAATTAAAAGCCTTTTTCATAAACTCTGGAAAACTGACATTGACTTGATCTGCAATTTGATCATACAATTTAATAGCAACATCTTTATTCCATTCTAGTTCACCCTTTTCAACTTTATCTTTAAGCACGGGCCAAGCACTAAAATAAGCAGAGTCAGTGTCACCATATATAATAGTTTTACCTCTGTGATCATATTCACCTGTTAAACATTCATTAACATATGCATCCATGTGTTTTGCAATCGCTCTGCCACATAGTGTTGTACTTTGTCCAATACGTTTATCAAAGAATCTACAACCAGGATTAAGAATAGCACCATACAAACTGTTCAAGTTAATCTTTTTAACCAACTGTCGTTTATCCCAGAATGCTTTCTCTTCTGGAGTACTTGCACCTGCTTTTACTTTTTGTATGTCTTGTCTTTCTCTATACCATCTTGCTAGTAGTCCAGGAACAACACCTTCAACTTCTGAATTAAATATTGTACCATTTGCACTTAACATCCATGGTTTACCTTCTAAGAAAATCATTTTGTATATTTCTTTACCGGTTAATATGTCGTGGGATCCGTTTTCCCATTCAAGCACAATCTCTTTTTCAATGTCTTGTGACATAACTAGTTCGTATTCAATACTACCAAACATACCTTCCCAAGCATCTGCAAACGACTTTTTAGCCGCCATACTATCTTTAACGTGTGTGTTTGTGTAGTCCGGACGTAATTGTCCTACAATAGTTTCATTTCCCATATTAAGGGCTCTAATAGCCGAAGGATACAAAGAGTTGATATCAATACTACCAATCCAATCATGTAGTCCTTTTTTAGGATATGCCACATAAGCACCTGCCGCCTGTGTATTACCAAGTTCATCTCTACTCTTACGACTTGGTACAACTAGTCCACGTTCATGTGCTTCATTAATAATTGCTTGTTCTGTAACTGCTACTGCACCCATTGTTGTTTGTAGCAACACTGTGTTTGCATGAGCAAGTTCACTACTTAACTCCATAAACTTTAGTTTCTTATCTAGTTTATCTAGTAGTGCAGTATCCTGTCTTGAATAGTCAATAAACTTTTCAAAGTCATTGTTGTATAATTGATCCAGTGTGCCTGTGTATTGAACTTTGCGTTCATCTAATTCGTATTCACCAATAGCATCTAAGGAGTAACTATGCATTTCATGATATGTATACTTACGATAAAGTTGCATATAGTCCATATGCACTCTACCAATAGTATCAAATGTTAATGTTTCTGCACCAAAACGTTCAAATGTTCTTGGCTTAGGATATGCTCCCCATAAACAAAAACGTCTTGTATCATCTTTACTTAATACACGTTTAACTCTGTTTACAAGATAAGGAATATCATAACCTTCACTGTTCCAACCAGATAAAATATCTGCATCATCAATTAGTGTTAGGAATGTATCAAGTAACTGTGCTTCTTCTTCAAAGAAGAAACAGTTTTCAAACTTGTTACATATTTTTTGGCTTTCTTCTTTGTTCATTCCTTTAGGTGGAACAGCCAACGTAATAAGTTGATCTGTCCATTGCAAATATAAACTGATTGCAGTTACAGGATTAAATGGATCTTCAGGTGGAGAGAAACCTCGTTCCTTATCGAAGTCAACCTCAATATCAAAAAAGCAAGTGTGCAATTTAGGTGCATCTTGTCCTAGATAGTTTTCTTCTAAAATACGGAATACAGGATTAAAGTCGCTTTCATAAAGTCGCTTTTGTCCTACTAGTTTTATTTCTCTACGGAAATCTTTTATTGAACGACACTGTATTCTACTAACAGTGTTACCATGGATACTTTTATGTTTACCTTTCGGATCATCATAATAGAATACATATTTTGCGGGATAATCTTTATACACACGTTTACCGTGTTTATTTCGTTCGACTATTTGTATTAAGTCTTTGTCTCTGTCAAAGAGTGCGTCAACGTACATATTTTTGTCCTAGTTGTTGTGGCCAACCTAGCCTTGTTACTTGCTCTAATGAGCGATGAAATTTTCAATTATGCCAATTAAGTAAATTAATGTTAAGCCTGCATTTAAAACAATTAACGACTTTTCTTTCCAAAGTACACCAACTAAAACCCAAATTAAGTTTGCTAGTGTAAATGCATAACTATACCAAGGGTATAAGTTAAAACTTGCCATTGCCGCCGCTATTAAAAGTATTGCAGTGCCTGTCCATGCTATCCACTGATGTGGTTTAGCGGTTTCTGTTGTATTCATTTTTATCTATCATTTCTAGTACAACTGCATCCATTTTAGCATCTTTGTATAAAATGTCAACCGTTTCCATTAGTTTTGGATATGTTTCTTCATACAAATAAATTGTTGCTTCTTGTGTGCCTCGTGTTACTTGTGCCTTATAATATTCTGCCATAATATGCCTGAGTGATAGGGGTATTGTTCACCCCTATACAATTATTGTGCCTTAAGATACTCTATTGCGTTTTCTGGTGTTGTTTCAATATATGGATCATCATCTGTCCCATCATTATTAATACCAGGCTCTTGCCACCATTTTTCAATAACACCGTTATTGATAATAGCCATATAACGCCAACTTCTGTTTCCAAACCCTCTATGGTTTTTGCCAATAAGCATACCCATAAAACGTGTAAAGTTTCCACTACCGTCTGGAATAACTTTTACATTTTTAATACCTAGTACTTCTGCCCAAGCATTCATTACAAATGTATCATTTACTGAACAACAATAAATTTCATCGATGCCCATTTTCTTAATGTCTTCGTAGTTTTCTTCAAAACTTGGCAACTGTGTACTAGTACACGTTGGAGTAAATGCTCCAGGTAAACTAAACAATACTACACGTTTATCTTTAAAGTAATCGTCTGTAGTTGTTTCAATCCATTCACCTTCATCAAAACTACAACCTTGTTCTAAAACAACATCACCTTGTCTGACTTTAAATTTAGTTAAAGGGATTCTAAATCCTTCTTTCATAATTGTCCTTTATTTGTTACCACCACCCTGCCGCGATACCGTATCCAAATACGTTTACACAACTAAAGTAGAATGTTAATACTGTTACCCAAGCCGCTCCTCTGCGAACACTTGCATAACATTGTGTTAATGATCCAACGAAAAATCCAGGATATACAATTAGCATATTAGGATCTCTGGCATTAAAAGCCAAAGTTAAACTTGCACCAACTGTAAACACAAAACTTACTAATTCAAATCCAAAAGCCGTTTTATCGCTTTTGTATGAATTTACCCAAAATGCTTTAATCTTTTCCACTAGTTAGATCCAGTGGTGCCAATTTTTCCTACTGTTGCAAGGATATTCTCCAGGCTACCATAGTCATCTGCATTCTCTTCAAAGTTTCCTTTGTGGGCTGTTCTGATTGCTTTTTTTAATACTGCTGGTTTGATTTGCATTTCTTCTGCAATCGCTTTAACAGTATCCGAAAGACCTTCGTTTAGATCTTCAACTTCTTGCATTACACTAATGCCTTCATTAATTACCTGAGTCAATTTTGCTTTTTCTTCAGGATTGAATACTTTATCTGCACTCATTTGAACTCCTTTATCCGTTGGATATTATTGATATATTGTTACTATAATACAATATTGTTGACTGGTTGTCAACCTATAATTATGATAATTTTGGATTAAATTGGAATAACATTTCCATTGGTTTACCAGTGGTAATGATTGCTGGGTTCTTTTTAGCAGTAGAAACCTTGTCAAAATCGCTAGAATCCTTCATAACTCCCACGGAGTTATCTGCCATACTAATTCCTACTAGTACTTGCCAAGCACCGCCCATGTCTGAATCTTTGTACCAATCAAAGTTTGCTTTGATATATGCTTTTCTAACTTCATTGGGGTCTGCGTTTTTATTTTGGAATACTGAAACAATTTGTCCTGACTTGCCTGGGAAGATTTTGCCAAATATCTCATCACCAAGTTTTTTACGTTCACTCGGTTCTGCACCTGTGGCATTAACAATTTTTGTAAAATTCTCAACGTTTAGACTTGCTTGTCCTTCTAGGTATTCATTAACAGGACCTGCCAGCCATTCGTATGATTGTATAATGGCAACTACTGCCTCTCTACTTGGAACATTACCGGCTTCGCCAAAACGTCCACCGCCTGAACCTTTTTTCTCACCGATTGCCGCTTTAACTTCTACAGGAGTATTACCTACTGTAACATCACCTTTACCTTTAATGCTAATGCTTGAACTTAGAATAGCCAATGCGTGTTCCATTGGACCTTTCATTTGTTGTCCAACACCAAAACTTCTTAAATGTAAAAATACTTCTTTATTAAGTTTGCTATCAAAACATAATTTGTCAATAGTATATGTACCTGGTGTTACTAATACTTTAGAATTGATAACTTTATCACTTGCTAGATTTTCTGTGAACTTCATTTTTTCAGCATAGGATAACGGAGCCTTGGCAATTTCACCAGCAATTTTCATTACTTGTGTGTCATTGTATTCATCTTTAAGTATGGATGGTAGTACTGTTGTGAATCTGTCTAGCACTGAGTTTTTATTAAGAACAGTATAAATCTTATCTAATACTTTTTCTGCTTTCTCACGGGCTTCTTTATCTTCTGTGTCCGGATCAATGGCATTAATACTTTTCAGTATTTCTGCTTTAGCAGTACTTAAATCTGTATATTCTTTTAAAAACTGTCTTGCTCTCATTGTGTATTCCTATAATATAAACTATTTATCTTAATCAGATACTATTTCTACAATCAATTCACCTTCGCCTTTGATTACCCTATGATACTCTTTTTTAGGGATAAAATGCGATTCGCCTATTATTAAGTCCTTAGGCAGTTCATTATCCATTTGCAATTTCCAACCATTGCTACTAATAACTTTAATAGTACGGTCTTCAGCATCTCTGTGCCAAACTAAATCTTCTTCCCAAACAGTTTCTGGGAACATTCTAATTCGTCTATTTTTTGAAAGGTTTTCCTCTACAAAAGGAAAAGCATTACCACCAAGTTCCGCCACCACTTAATCCTAAACTTTTTGCATAACGTGGTAAACGGCAACTCCAATAACCTGCTTTAGTCTTGTCGTTCTTTTGATCGCAGTTATGTCTATCTGCAAAGGCTTTTCTCGCTTTTGGATCTCGTAATTTAACTGCTAATTTTCCACCGCCACTGTCGGCACCAAAGGATACTTTAATAACATTACCTTTTTTGTTTTTTGTATACACATAAAACTTTTTACTGCCACCACGTTTAGGTTTATTTAAACTTACTTTTTTGCCTTGATACTCTGCTTCTAAGAATGCTTGATGATTCTCTTCGCTAATAATCATATCTAAAGGTACATTACCTATTCTTAACTGTTCCCACTCTCCAAGCAATGTATCGCGAAGTATTTCTTCATCATATGGATGTAAGTCTTTTAACTTACCTTCTGCATATAGTTTCCTTGCATCTCTAAACATTTGAAAGTATTCGTCACTGCCTAAACGAAAAATTGATTCGTGAAGCGGGATCTTATTTGTTTGGTGATATTGCACACCTTCATTGACTGGTAATATATCTTTGTATTTCATATTAGTATTTAGCTCAAAACTTTATTAAAATATTTTGCTAGTATCTCGTGTCCTTGTTGATTGGGGTGTTGTGTACTGTCAAATAAGTTACTATTTAAAGTATAATCGCTTCTTTCAAAGTGTGCTTTACGCCAATTAGTATCACAGTTCTTATCTAACCATGCTTGTCCAAGTTCATTAGGATCTTGCATATACCCTAATTCATATACAGGACAATTATACATGAAATACTTTTGTTTTTCTTCAAAGTGCAATAAGTTTATTAGGCTGTATTGTAAGTAGTTTTGTTTTCTCCAATAATCGTCATCTTCAAAGACAGGTATAAAATACACGTCACAATCCCAAGTTTGTTTTGCCACGCATTCGATTGCGTGAAAGTTGTATAATGAATATTCCATAACATTTTTTAATGTTACTCCATCATCAAATACTCTTTGTTGCACATCTGCATACCACGGATCTGGATGTTGTGATATACACAATTCACTATTAACACTGATATTAACCGTCATTCTATTAATACTTGTAAATGCAACTATAATTGCTTCTACTTCTTCGTCTGGATAATCTAAACTTGCTTCACATACTTGGTCGAGTATTTGTCTATTACTTGAACCAGCCGCCGCAAAGTTTTTACTAGGCTTATCTAATAGTTCGGGCCATGGTCTATAAGTTTGCCATTTTGCAGTCCAACTATCTCCAAACGTGAATATCATTATGCGTACTCTGTGAAGATACTTAATCCGGTTTTTTCTTCTATACTGTTATCCATAAAATTACTTGCACAATGTAATCTAGCACAATCAAATATAATAGCATCACCTGGTACCCAATTACAAACAGATTCAACACTAAATCCTTCTAGCCACTCATCTTTCATATGTCCTGTTTTTGTATCAGGTAGTCTATTGTCTTCATGTAAGTTATAAACATCTTCATATGAAAATATAGGTTCATTACCTTTCTCATACTTTCTTGCTGATTCTTTATTCTTAAAACATTTAACCGGACGGTCAAAATACATTTGATCAAAGACATAAAACTGTGCATCATCTAACATAGGGAATTGATATCGTGTATATACTTTTTCCAATGGTAATACTATACACTTACCGGGGATAATGTTATGGTCGTGTGGTACATCATTGTGTAGTATATGAGGATGTCGTACAGTAAAGTAATTACCACCGAATGGTTTTACTTTTGTATGAAGTACATCTTCAACTCTACTCATTATGTTTTGGAAATGTCCGTCGTCTTTATGTGGTAACTTACTAGCAATAGGTCCTGTATTCTTAAATACTTTTTCAGAATCTGGTCTATCTTTGTGTATGTTTAGTAAGTGTATCTGCTCTGGTTCAGATATAAAATTTTTAATGACGAGTGTAGGAGAGGTTTTGTTTAAGATTTTTTGTTGTCGTTCGGTGAGCATTCTTTACATCTACAATGTTTACAAACTTCAATTTGTCTGTATTCGGTTTGTTGCTCTATTGGGTAATCTGTTACTTCTTTCCAAAGCGAAGTTCCGCAATGTGATTGATGTCCGCAATTTTGACAGTTATTCATAGAGCTAGTTCTTGGATCCTTAAAGGACACTTATTATAGTCCTGACAGATGTTTTAAACGATCTAATTCAGCACTCTCATAATTGCAACTTGCGGCTAACTTTTCTCTGCCACCATTTGCTAAAATATGTTTCATTAATTCTTTATCAGCAACATACTTGTCGTCACCTTGTAAAAGATTTTGATATGCTTTAGTATTCGCTTTCATGTCTGCCATTGTTACAGTCATTTTTTCCATAACTTCATCTTCCTGTTTAATTGGTAATTCTGGATCGAATGCTTTCCATTCGTCATATGTTAGATACATATCTGTATCTGGATCATAATACTTGCCTTCTACGTTATCGTAGTAAACAACTTTACCTGAACGTGTCATAATAGGACCTTCTAGTCCATCTCTTGCTACATACTTCTCAGGCATTGGAGGAAGAACTGCGTATCCTTCTGTCTTTTTCTTCTTTGGAGAATGTTCTGCACCGCAGGCTTCATTTGCTCTTTTTAGTGCATTTGCTACTGATGGATGATCTGCTAAACCTGGTGCAACTTTGTTAATAACTTCAACTGCTCCACTATAGTTACCACCTTTAAACTTTGGATCGTTTAAAATACCAAATGCCATTTTAATTTGTTTATCTGTAAACTGTGAACCTCTCATAGCCTTTGCTTGTGCCATGTTCTCTTCACCTTCACTTGCTCTTTTTACATTTTGTAAATTATTAAATACGTTATTGCTTTCAATATTTTGTTCTAGAAGACCTAAGTCGTCTAATCTATCTGCAATCCATTCATCTGGCATACCATCTCTGGCTTTCATAACACCATATGGCATTTCACCTGAATCCATATAATATGCAAATAATTCTTCATAAACGTCAGAACCAAGTTCTATATCTTCTATGCTTGTAATATTATGTTTGTTTAAGATTGCTTCAACTTCGTCTTTTTCAAAGTCTTCTAATATTCCTTTAACCTCATCTGCTTCTGTAGATGATAGTTCTTGTAATCTGCTATCTCTAAATGCTTCAATACGATTGTATGCATCTTCGGAAATTTCTAAACTTTCGGCGTGCATTGCCGCCATATGCTTCTTATACTTTGCAGTACCTTTTTTATGTGGACTCTTGCCTTCACTTGTCTTCGCTTGAGGAAAGTGTTTCTTCGTTACATAGTTTTTAATAAACTGCATTGCACTTCCGGCTTTTTCAAATTCTTCTTCAAATCGCTTTTCAGTCATACCTAAATGGTTAATAACGTAATCGGCAAGACCCGCTTCACCGTCGCCTTTATACATATCAACTAAATCTTTTTCTAGTCCTTCGCCTATGCTTTCTTTTTTGTTTAGCATACCAAACACAAGGTTAGTTAATTTAACCATACCTTCTTTAGTACCTAACATATTAAGCATCTTTTGTTTATTAGCGTCGTTAACTTTATCGTATACTTGTGTAATAGCACTTGCAGTATATAAGTCAACTTTCATTTGACCATCTGCAAACTTAACTGGCATATTTTGTTTGTTAGTTACAATCAATCTTAATGTATCCATAGCAACACTGCTTGGCTGTCCTTGTTCTTCTGGACTTGCTACTTCTTCTACAGTGTCTTCTAGCATTGGATAGTATTTTCTAATATAACTATCACGTTCTTCTTGTTCTGCAGGCTCAATGTGACCACGTGTATTGTGTGCAGTCATAATCATTTCCATGCGTTTAATTTCTTCTTCAGTACCAAACTTCACTACAAGTTCCATTGCATTTTCAGTGTGCATATTTTCATCTTCGTTAGCAAGGAAATCTGCTTTTGTAAATTCATACTCAACTTGACCACCTGGTGTCATATCATATGATTCGTTTTCAATACTTTTTAGTTGGAAGTCTTGTAACTCTTGCATAGTATCAAAAGGTCCACCGACCATTTTACCATGTCTAAATGCATAAAACTTTCCGCCTTTATGTACAGCCGAAATACCATACTTGTTCATTTCTGTTACTTCTTCTTTAGATTCTGCAACAATCGCCTGTACTGGTGTCATTGTGCTAACACCTGCTAATGATAAAATAGCATTTAATTCTTCGTTTGTATCTTCAACAGTTCTTGGAACTGGAAGTTTATCTTGTATACCTAATAATTTAGCAATTTTTTGAAAGCCTTCCCAACTGCGTACTAAACCTTCTGCACCTGCTTGATCTTTCTTATCTCTTTTTGCTATCCAGGCATTAATTTTTTTTGCAATTATTGGATCAATATCAACTGTGTAACCATCACTGAATTTTACAGGATGTGTTCCTGATTTTCTCGCTTCAATATTCTGTAAAACTTTAAAAGCATCGCTTTGTTTAACAGTTGATGGTTTGCTACCACCTATACCAAATAATTCTACTAGTTCTTCTTCACTGTAAAATTTGCGAGATTCTAATTTATTAGAATTAATATCATTCACTTTCATTGCTTTTTTCCTCACCGTATGTTACACACGGATCTTGTCCGCAACCGCAGTTTTTCTTTTCTTCTTCTACAGGCTCTTCATTTAAAGCCGCCTCTAATTCTGCTTTTAATTTACTTTCGTTATGAATATGTGCCATTGCATCATAGTGACCATCTTCTAATGATTCATATGCATCTGACAGAGCTTCTGCTATACGATTGCAACAACTAGTGTCACCACCAATAGCATCAATCTTCTTCATCATTAAACCATCTTGTCTAAATACTTTTTCCAATGAATTAATCATTGCTGATGCTTTTTCAAACATATTATGAACATAGGCTTCATCAGGTGTTGCTTCTGCTACAACTTCTGATTCTTTAAACTCTTTGCCTTCTTCATGTGCCGTTTGTGCGAATGCTTCTAATACTTCGTCAGCACTAGTAAAGTCATCGCTATCGATTGTATATGCATTATCTAGTCTGTCATATTGACCACTAGCAACAACATCATCATCGATCATAACATCAACGTTAAAATGGTCTGTATGACTTTCAGTCATTACCAGTTTGACATTGCCTTTTTGTGCTAATATGTTAGATTCTGTAACTGTATTAAACTTGTCTAATATGCCACGCATATCATCTGCAGATTCAGTAACAACTTGTTTTGTTACTTCTTCTTTTTGATAATTATCTTCTGACATTTCATTAAGTTTAGATACTAGTGTTGCAAAATCTTCTGACATATTACTCTTCCTTGATTGACTCTTGTGGTTGAATTGCTGGCATCTCAGCCTGAGGTTGTTCGGCAGGTACCGCAACGATTTCAACATCATCACCTGGTTCCTTGTATTCTAGGTGGTGTTTGACACTACCCATATAGTCTGCCGCTTTTGTAATTTTTGCCTGTACCCAGCCTTCAAGGCCTTGTTCTTCAGATACATTTTGTAACATTTTATGAAGTTCAATAGCATACTTGGCAATTTTATATAAATCGCTTTTTGCCATGTTTACTTCGTGGTCTAATTCCATTAATTTGGCGTCAGAGGACACATCTTCGTTTATCTTCTTTTTAAAGTGTTTTGCTCTCATAATAACTCCAATTTCTTTGTACTATGTTGTATTTATTCTTTATGAACAAATAAACTATCTTATATTAACACCAATTGACATTAATACACCATACTTAAACAGTGGATTATGCGAATATTGATTTAACTTTTTTAGTGTATGGTGGGAATTTAGTCTTCTTTTTACCCTTAGGCGTTGTATATCCGTATGGGTCTACTGCTTTACGAGCCTTTTTAGGGTCGCCAAACAATGGAAATGCCACTGCCGCTCCAGCCATTGCACTACTATCTGTAGCACCCGGTGTTGCGTCTTCGGTTACACTGTCGTCTATTGATGTTATTTCCCAAATTTTCATACTAGTATTTATGTAATTAATGATGTTCGGTTAGACTCAATAATTTTAATACATTTTCCCAAGTTTTAGGAATGTTTAAAACTAAATGAATAATATCATCGTCGAATGCCGCGGTTCTGTGTGTTTTTCTTGTGTCAGCATAATAACAACGCATTGGTTCGATTTGTACAGGTCTATAATCATGCTCCCACATAAATCCACCATGCCCACAAGTTCTACTTAAGAATCCTACTACTCTAAAACAATCTCTACTTAATTGGGGTGTATCTCTATGTGGTGGGAACCAGCCGCCCTTGTTTAATTTTACTAACATGGATCTGCCCAACTTGTCAAAATATTTTGTTATTGGGTATAAGGCAGTTAAATTATCAAATGCTTCTGTTGGGTAACATAAATCTTTTTCTAAAAGACGTTTACCTGGTATTTCGCCTAAACGTTTTCTAACTTCAGGCATACTTAAACTATCTCCTACTGAATCTCCTTCAGCACCTACTAACAATAATCCTTCTCTATCATTAGTAACCCCTTCACGTCTTAAGTAAGGTACCCATTTATCTTCGTATTGTTTTAACTCTTGTTTAAGTAATTTTTCATCTATTCTTATGTCTAATGGAGCAAAGTCACCAATGGCTTGTAATTGTAACTCACACCAAATGTCTTCTTGTGATGGGTCAGGCATTTGCCATGCAGTAACTCCATCATTAATAAATCTGTGTTTATAGTAATTAGGTGCCTTTGGACGGTTAGGAATCCAGTCTATCTTTTTACCGTCTTTGGTAGTTTTGTCGTCTTTGTGTGCCATGAATATGTTGATTTCCTTATGTTTGTATACTACACAATTTTGATTGTAAAGTCAAGAACTATTTTGATCCTATATAACCAGCAATAATTCCTATTAAACCTGTGAGTGCCATTTTCATTAATGTGATAACACTTTCATCAACTGGTCTGTTTTCTTCTAGTGCTACAATGTAGTCACCTACAATAATAACACCTAACAATGATAACACACCAATTACTAGTACTACTATTATTAAGTCTTTTAAATTTTTAATCATTATTTTTTCACCTTATTAGAAACATTTTTTGCTTTGCCTCTACGATTCTTTTTTGGATCATCTCTGCGTTTTTTATTAACTGCCGCCGCGATTGCTTTTTTACCGCCCTTGGCTCTTAAACTAGCCGCACGTGATTTAGATAAGCATTTAGGTTTGCCTTCACCTTTGCTTCTATCTCCGCATTTACCAATACGTTCGCCTTTAGTATTATAGCGATCCCATCCACCACCTCCGGCTCCGCCCTTCTTGCCTTTGCCGAACCATGCTCTTAGGTCTTCACTGATAAATTCAGATGCTCTCATTACTTTTTACTTTTACCCCAATTAGCCGCGCCAACTTTTCTACACTTAACTAGTGCACCGCTGGCATAGGCACTGGGCCAAACTTTATAACGTGATTTAACTTTATGATAACAAGCGTCTTTTTTACCAGCCGCTTCGTCAAACTGTTCTTCCGTTAATGCTTTTTGTTCTAATTCAAATAATCTCATTGTTTTTATCTTCGGCTACCTTAAAGTTATATGCAAAATTAACTTGCTTTGCCAATTGGTTGCCTCTGTCTCTCTCACTTTTCTTAGAACTTTTTTTTAAATGATTTGCTTTAGCTCTAAGGTTTTTTAAATCTGTTTTACTTAACTTATCGCCAGCACCTTTGCCTAAGTACTGTGCCGCTTTGCGTTTTAAACTGCCTGGGCGACTTCCGGGTTTTTCTTTTCCTGTAAAATCTTCTAATAAACTATCTAGTTCCTCGACGATCCATTGTACTCTATCTTGATAATCCATAACAAGTCTCCTTGTCTTATTATTTATTCCCTATACCTAAGTTGCTTAATGTGTTAGGGTCACTGTTTTTCGCCGCTGATGTGTGTAGTAACGGCGGACTACCTTTTTTATCTATCTTATTTCCAAATTTTAATGCTTGTCGTTGTGTTTCTCCCGGTTTAACATCATCAGTAGTATTTTGATCTGTAATTATACCGTTTTCTTTTATCACGTCGTCTTGTAAAACGGCTTCATCGCCATACTGCTTAATATATAATTTTACTATATTACGCCAATCAGCACCTTTAATAGTATTTGCTACTGATTGAGCATAGTAACCTAAACTATGTTTTAGTTTACCATCTTCTTGTTCTTTACGTTGTAGAATTTTATGTAACAATTCTACTGCATATTTGTATGATTTTGGTGAAGTTATTCTGTTAATAAATCTACTAATATCATGGAATGGATCTTCGTTAATTTCTGAATCCAATTTAGATATAGTTCTATCTATGTTTTTGTTATTATGTTTAATAGCAATACCGCCTGCTTGTTCCCATTTACGAATATTATCACCATAGTCATCAATTAAACCGTTTGGTGTTCCGTCTGGTTGTTTAGCATATTTAGATTTGTTAGGGTCTATAATAATTTTTTGTGGTGGGAAAGAACTTAAATTCTTTTTAATCCATTCTTTCTTTTGTGGGACACTGTTTTTATCGCCGGCTAATGGAGCACTTAATATATTGTATTTGCCTTTATATGCTTTAATGGCACTTAATAATTGTAATGCATTACTTGTCATCGGTAAGTTAATCCAAAAATTAGGCTGTTGTTTAATTTTGTTTAATGCTGAATCAATATCTTTAATATTACGCCAACTGTCCACACCCATTAGTTTAGCCCACTCGCCAAAGAAGTCTGCAAGTACGCCGTCCATATCTACATATAATTCAGACTCGGGTGCTAGTTCTTCAAAGATGTTTGTCTCTGCATAATCGCCATACATCTTTTGCCATTCTTTAGTGTTATTTTCTTCTGCTTCAGTCCAACTAAATTCTTCTACTGCAAATTCAGGATTACTAGTTTTAAAATCTTTCTTACGCATTACAGTTTTAGCAATAAGATCTAGTTCGTTATTAGCACTGTCCCAACGTAAAGCAAATGGTATGTTAACATCTGTTCTCATATCTTTCATTACTGCTTCTGCATCTGGACCTAGTTGTGCAATCTTTTTGCCGTAGTACTTGTACTCTTGCTTAAAGATTCTAATAAGTTCTGCAACATTAATTTGTTTTTGGTTACGAGTATCATTTACTCTATCAAGAAAGTGTCTAGTAAACTCTACGTCTACACCAACTTTAGAAAATAACTTGTCAGCATAGTCTTCAAGTTTATTCAAGTCACCTTGTGTAACAGGTACGCTATCATTTGAATATTCTCTTAACCACGAATAGGACATTATTTCTTCTTCCATTTACTTTCTTTGTTAAGGTCAAACATATCTTCAACTGTTGTTTTACAAGTTTCGTGCCAATATCTGCCACTTTCTCTCAACTGTTCATTGTCTGTTCTTAACTCTTCCATTCTCTTTATTATCAATTTGTGTTGCCACTGTGATAATTTTTGTTTACTTTGTACTTTTGCAATACGTTCTAGTATATCGTCTACACTAGGACAAGTAAAGTCTGGGTATTTAGGCGACTTCTTTTTTATCTTTGTCCAGTATTGTTTTTCGTCAATTTTCTTTTTTGCCATGATTCCCTTAAATTTGTTTCAAAACTATCAAAAACATTTTTAGGAATGCCACGGCTGGCTTTTCCACCTGCACGTCTAGTATTTTCAATCTGATTAAAAGCAGTGTCTAACGACTTAACCATTAACTGCAATATTCCACTATCTAATCTATCTTTGATATTTTTAAAATTAGTTGGTTCATTTTTACCTGCCTCACTAGCCAAGTCTTTTAACTTGTTGTGTACGTCCATCATTAGTGTCTTAATTGTATAACGACCGACACCTTGAACAAGTACTTCACTATTCATAATGTCTTCATTATCTAATGCATACAGGCTTTCAACAATCTTTGTGTTGTTATGTATTTGAACTACTGCTTTCAACTGTTCTAGTTTACTATTGATCTTCATGGAATCCTGAACTGTTAGCGCCTTTGCTTCTTTTAACTCTTTTATTGCTTTTGTTACTTCCATCATTCTAGAAATGTATGGCTTCTTATTTTTACTACTTAATTTTAATTTCTTTATATTGTCATATTCACTGCCTATAGGGCTATCTTTAGTTGCGTTTTGTTTTGTAACAATACCAACACCTGCGGCTTCTGGAACTTTTTTATAAGGATACTTTTTATATAAATCTGCTATACCTTGTGCTTTCATACGGCGAGATGGTTTATTTGGAACTTTTAAGTTTGGTAAGTCTTTATCCTTTATTAACTTAAAACCTTTAGTATCATATTCTGTAATTTTGGCTGTCATTAATTCGTGTACACTAGGATCATATTTGCCAAATAAATCTGTAATCATTTTTTCCTGTGTATCAGTATCTGCTTTTGCAAAATTACTTCTAAATTCTGTTGCACTTTTCATTGGTTCACCTAATACCTTAAAATTTAAAGTAGGTACTGATATAATGTATCCGTGTTTGTCTAATGACTGCATATCCTTTCCTGCTTTTTGAAAGTAACTCGGGCTTCCATCTTTTTTAGGCTTAAATGTAAAACGTGGGTCTTCTGCCATATCCTTTTCACTTACTGCAAACATTAATATAGTATCTGCAGGATCATATTTTGAAACGATCTCTTGTGCTTGGTATGGATTTTTAGTTTGAATAATAGCACTTTCAGGAACACCTGTAAGCATCATCATCTTTTTCTTTTCTTCGAATGAGAAAGGACTTTTTGGTGGAACAATTTTATCACTTGTTGCTATGAATACTTTATCCGCACCAAATTTCTTTACTAATGCATTATATACACTAGCATGACCCTTATGAAAAGGATGAAATCTGCCCGGGTAAATTACTAAATGATTCATACTTGCTCCTATATAGTGTATTTATGTGAATGCTAACGGAAGGTATGGTAACCAGAATGCCCTAGTCTAACGTCATTATGTGCAAATATCTTACCGCCCATATCTTTCCAACGTTTACAGAATGTAAAATCTTCACTTAAATAGTTGCCATCGGGTAACAACCAAGTATCAAATAGTGCATACATAAATGGCTCAAATTTAGCATCCAGATTCAAAGAATTTTTATACTTTAAATCTGTATAACGTTGAAACATCTTTTCTATAACGTGTCTTTTTATTAATAAAAAGCCAGTACCAATATCGTGTACTTCTTGTATGCCTGATTCTTGTTGTTCTACACCTGATATAGGATTAATTACATATTGTACTGGGTAATTCTTTTTAGGGTATAAGCCACCTATAACATCTTTATTAGCGGCTACTAATTTATAAACATCTAATGTTTCAAATCCAATATCAGCATCAATAAACATTAGATGTGTTGTATCTGGATTTGCCATTCCTTTTGCAATAAGATTGTTTCTTGCTCTAGTAACTAAACTTTCGTTAGCAATAGTTTCTAATGAAAATCTTAAACCGTTTCCATTCATATTAATAATATGTCTACTAAAACTGACAAAGAAATTTTCAAAGACAGCACCACCATAACATGGTACCATAAAACTAACGTGGCTATTTTTGATTAATGAAGCCTCTGTTTCATTAAACTTATGTTCTTGAGACAATTGAAATCCTTAATAATTGAATTGTACTTTTGTGATTGTTCCGGCTGTGAAGTTTTCTACTTTAGCTCTAATCCAAACAAAGTTACCTGTGAAGTTACCTGTTACTGCATCGCTAACTGTAGTTGAACCATTACCAATTGTGATACCTGGAATATCAAACCAATCAGTTGATGCTGGATCTTGTGCTAATGTTCCTTGGAATGTAATAGTTCCAACAAATGCATTTGGAAATCCTGCAACGGTGTGTACACCATCTGTATATCCGTAATAACCGTCACCTGCACTCTTTTCACTAAAGAAAGAAGTAGATGATCCGTCATAGTTGCCGTTTGGCGCACCATGTGTTGTAGATGTAATTAATGTTGTTGTCATTTTATATTCCTAATTATGTAACTATTTATGCTATTTTGTAAGAGTATATTGTGTTGATTACATTACCTGCTATTAAGCCAAGCATAGTAAGGCTATCTTCATTTAAAGCATAAATGTACTCTGGCAAGGGTTTTTCTTGTTTATATACATTGTTGTGATTTGTATACATTCTTCTTGTTTCCCAAGTCCATGGAAACTTAATTTCTCCAGAGTCTTGATAATTTAGTAATGCTACTACAACATCATCTGATACCCAACAATATTTTGTCATACACTTTAAATTGTATACACCATATGGTAGTTTTTCAGTAATAATAGTATTAGGCTCTTCAGTAAGACTCCTAGTAATTTCTAAATTCTCTATACCAATATCTTCAGCACGTTTTATATAATCTTCATTATTAGAATAAAAGTCTACATTAGGACATTCAACTCTAACTTTGCCTAAACTATCAAAATTTTCTCTATATACAAATAAAGATAGTAAATCTTCAACTTCTTTATTATCTAAAGACCAAATACTATCTGAGGTTGAATGGAACCCATTAGCAGTATTTCTGTATTCAAGTTCTCTATTCCTAAAATCATCAAGTGTAGATAATACATGATTTATATCTTTATATCGATATACACTTCGCAGTAATGACCCGCCTCGTCTTAACATAAACCTAATGCGGTATTGGTACTGATTATAGAACAATCTTTCACTAGTACTAGTCATACTAGTACTTATCTAATTGAATTTGTCTATCGTACTTTTGGTTTGAATTGGTCTAATACTATTAAGCCGTCTTCGTCAACGCCAGGATTAGTTGCTAACTTGTCAACGATAACTTCTTCTGGTTTGTAATCAAAAGTAAACTTATCATCTTCAAATTTTAATATAATTTTAGTTCCTGCAATTGGCTTGTCTTTAATAATAGACTTAGACAATGGTATCTTAATTTCATTTTCAATTACACGTTTCAAAGGTCTTGCACCCATGCTAGGTTCATATCCTTTTTTAGCAAGTTGCTCTACTGCACTTTCGCTAATAGTAATATGTAAACCTTTTTCAAGCATTAGTTCGTTTATCTCATCGATAAACTTAATAACAATTTTACGCATAATAGTATTATCAAGTTTATTAAACTTAATAGTACCATCTAATCTATTTCTAAATTCAGGAGCAAAGAACTTTTTAACTTCCTCGGTACTTGCTTCTGTATTTTCTTCACTAGCACCGAATCCAATGCCTCTTTTCTCAGATTCTTTTGCACCAAGGTTACTTGTCATTAGTACAATACAGTTTCTAGCATCTGCCTTTTTACCGTTTGTACTTGTAACAAATCCTTCGTCCATTAAACTTAATAATACATTTGTTACATCTGGGTGTGCTTTTTCAATCTCATCAAATAATATAATAGCATTAGGATCTTTCTCTACTTGACTTACAAGCAAACCGCCGCCTAAATTACCATCTTCATATCCTACATATCCTGGAGGTGCACCAATCAGTCTTGCAACTGTATGTTTCTCTTGATACTCTCCCATATCAAAACGTAACAGTTTCATATGTAAGTTTTCGCTTAATAGTTTAGCAAGTTCTGTTTTACCAGTACCTGTAGGTCCTACTAGCAAATAACTTCCAATTGGTTTACTATGTGATTTAAGTCCTGCTCTTGTTACTATAACTCTATCCATAATTGTATCAACTGCTTTGTCTTGTCCATACAATCCTGTTTTAATTTTACCTTCGATTGTTTCTAAATTCTCTTCTACCTTAACACCACTACTAGCACTACCTAATTGATCAACAGGAATCTTAACTGCTTTACTTAATTCTTCTAGTATGTTTGGCTTGTTAATTGTAAAATTACTTCTGTTTAATAGTCTTTGTTTAGCACAAGCACTATCAATTAAATCAATTGCTTTATCAGGCAATCTCTTGTCTGTTTGATATCTTACACTTAAATCAACTGCCGATTCGATAGCATTTTTTGTAATTTTAGCAGTATGGTATTCTTCAAAATATTTTTTAAGTCCAACTAAAATATCTTTTGCAACTGCTGGAGTTGGCTCATCAATAGTAAGTCTATAAAACCTTCTCATTAATGCTCTGTCTTTTTCAAAACTTGTATTGTATTCTTCCCAAGTTGTACTTGCAATAACTCTTAATCCTTTAGTAATATAAGGCTTAACCATTTGTGCAAAATCAGGGCCACTACCACTAGTAGCACCTGCACCTCTCATTGTATGTGCTTCATCAATAAATACAATACTACCAGGCTTGGCTTGTAAACTGTCAAATACGTCTTTAATTTTTTCTTCGAACTCACCTCTGTATTTAGAACCAGCAACTAAACTACCAATGTCTAAACTATAAATCGTTGCTTCTTTTAAATAATGCGGAACTTCACCAGCAACAATTTTACCTGCTAATCCTTCTGCAATAGCAGTTTTACCTACACCTGGATCACCTACTAGTAATACGTTACTTTTGTTTCTCTTACCTAATATTTGGCATAGCTCGTCAATTTCTTTTTGTCTACCAATTACAGGATCAACTTGTCCTTTTTCTGCTAGTTTGTTTAAATCTGTACAATACTCTGTTAGTGTACGTTCGGCTTCTTCTTTGCCTAGTTCTCCACTCGTATATGGATTTTCATGTACATATGTCTGGTTAAAGAATTCTACTAGTTCTTGTTTGATAACGCCAAACTTTTTAAACAAATAAATTGAGTAACCTTTTTCTTCTGCATAGATACTTAAAAAGATATCTATAGTTTGCATATGTTCTCTACCACCAAATAGTACTTGAGTGTATGCTCTATTAAAAACTCTTTCTAATGCGTGTGTTCTAAGAAGTCTAACTTCAGCACCATCTTCTGCTTTTTTACCAAATTGGTTTTCAGTAAGATACTTAACAAATGCATCATTTAAGCCTTGCCAATCAGCACCAAATTCTTCAAGCATAATTCTAAAGTTTTTATAGTTGATTAATGCAAGTGACAGATGTTCAACAGTAACATAACTGTGTCCGTACTTGGCGGCAAATTCACTAGCCTTTTCTACAATTAATTCTATTTCTGGATTAGGTCTTAACATATAGTAACTCTTCCGGTATATTTGTGTTGTTTATTCGTTGATGAAATGTAATGCCTTTTAAATGATCATATTCGTGTAAACATACTCTAGCAGTAATTCCATGTAATATTTTTTTACTTTTGTTTCCTTTGTGATCCTGCCATTCAAGTTTAATCCACTCAGGTCTTTCTACAATAAGACTTTCGCCTTTGAAACTTAAACACCCTTCATCGAACTTAACTAATCTATCACTCCATTCTAATAATACTGGATTAAAAAATGCAGTATACTTGCCTTCGGTAAATGTAACAAATAAACTAGTATCTATTCCTACCTGATTTGCCGCTAAACCGATACCATTTGATTCTCTCATAAATCCAAACATAACTACAGACAAACGTTCGTTCTCTATTTTATCTTCCATGGTGTTAAAAACCACAGGTTGTGTAGTAATGTTTAATATGCTATCTGTTAGTTTCATATCTTACCATTCATAATACTTAATATAACTTGTTTTTGCGATTCTGTCAAGTCTTTTGGTATCGAAACACGAAGAATAACATAGTGATGTCCTCCATTAATACCTTGATTTGCTAGTTTTATGCGGGTTTCTGGTTGACTACCAGGATTTACCTTATATTTGATCTTCTTATTATTTACTGTTTCTAGCGAATATTCTGCTCCAACCATTGCTTGCCATACACTTATTTCTTGCATACTGTAAATGTCGTTGTTATTACGTTCGAATACGTTATGCGGTAATTGTTTTACAACAATGTATAAATCTCCTCTTTCAACAGGACCAGGATTACCTTTTCCTTTGTATCTAACTTGTTGTCCATTTTGCATACCCATTGGTATAGTAATATTTAATACTTCATCCTTGCCTGCTATGTTAACACTAATTGTTTTGTTTATACCACTAGCAATTTCTTCTAGTGTCATTGGCATTTGTAAACGTATATCGGTTCCTCTTGTTCTGGGCTTATGCATACCACCCGGTCTACCAAACATACTTGCGAAAAGATCCGCCATGTTATCAGGCATACCTTCATTAGTAAAATTAAACCCAGATGAATTAAATTGGAATTGACCCGGATTGTCATATTCATGTCTTTTTTGTGGATCTTTTAGAGTTGTGTATGCTTCGTTGATCTTTTTAAATTCTTCTTCACTACCACCTCTGTCAGGGTGATGCTTCATACTCGCTTTTTTATATGCTGACTTTAGTTCTTCAGCATTGGCGTTTTTATCTACTCCAAGTATATTATAATAGTCGCTCATGGTTATATTATACTACATCTTTGAAGTAGATGCAAGTGTTTATTTAACTTTTGTTTTTGGAAGTTCCGGTGTATAATCCGAACCAAGCCGCGCCAGCACCAACTACGATACTTACTAAACCTGATTGTTCCATAGTTGGATCTGCTAGGTTCATATACCATATAACAACTCTGTAAAGTAATACAATATAAACTGTTAAGAATAATCTTGGGAAGATTCTCCAACTGTCTACTGCTTTTGCTAAATGAATTAACCATTGAAATGGGTTCTTGCTACTATCTACTTGGTTTGTATCAACTTCTAGTTCGATGTTGATTTTCTTTTTTACGTCTGACATAGATACGATCTCCTAATGTGTCTTCTTAACTACACACATATTTATCGTATCAGGCTAATTTTTGGGTGGTCTTTCACTGTACCAACCTACAAGACTATAACGTGGTGTAGGTGCTACAAAACTAATAGGACTTACGAAATGCTTGTTATACGACGTCTTTGACACGTCTAAGAGCACTAATCTGTTGCCGATTGGTGCTATTGTGGTTTTAACTTTGTCATCTTCACCCTGTAAACACAGGTCTCCACCCCACTCCTTTTTCCACTCTTTAGTAAAGTAAAACAAATAAGCAACTTTTCTAGTAGGATCATAATGTGGAGTAATCCAGTTATCGTACTTGTAAAAACTAAATGTAGGATAGGCTGTATAAAGATTTGGAAATTGTGTAAGTTCTTGTACCCATTCTTTAAACGTAGATCCTAGGTTTATTTCTTGGGCAAATTCTTCAGTATGTTTATTTGCATACTTGCTATCTCTTCTCACTTTTGAGATTCTATGATAGAATGAAAATTCATTGTTTTTAGTAAGATGAAAAACTTTTTGTTTTAAAAGTTCGCCATCGCCAGGTTTATTAAAAGGCACTGTTTCATACCAGTCTCCAACTCCACCTCTGTAATCGTAATTTAATGTAGGTACACTTTGATATAGATTATTAATATACTCTTCAGACAGTATATCATCTATTGCAAGCCAGCCCTTGTTAGCGAAATGGTCCTTGTACTTTTGTTGTACATCTGGAGCGAATATTCCAGGATTGAACATCTACTACTTCTTTTCTAACTTATCTAATCTTGCTTCTATTTTATCTAATCTAGATGGTTGTTGTTTGAACCATGTCCAACCCCAACGGTTTATTAAAAAGTCTAGTGTTTTATCAAACTTACCATACAACCAAATACCTATGTTTGTACTTTTAAAATAAGTTGAGAATGCTAAACCAAATAACGAACCAATTAAAGCAGTCCATATCCATAGACGGTTTGTAGCCATCTCTGATATCATGTTTGAAATATATTCCATATTAATCCTTTGTTATTTTATTTATTAAAACGGACAACTGAAATCTGCTTTAGGATTAATGCGTATTGTTGTATCGTCTGTTACACTAATATCACTATCTTTTTTAGTTGTAGTTTCGGTTCCATCTTCCGACTTTTCCACTTTTTCCTTTTGTACAGTAATATCTGCACCAGGATCAAACTTACAGTCTTTAAATTGTACACCGCAACCACTTATAAGAATTATAAGTGTGGAAAATAATACAATCTTCATTACTTATTCGAGTTTTCTTCCGACTCGTAATACTTTTTGTACTCTTCTATGATTGCATTTTGCTGAATCATATATGCACGAATTTGTGCAAAGTTTTTAGACAATAATTCATAGTCCTCATCACTTAAACCAAAAATAACAGGATCAGTTTTGTTTTCATTCATTTTAGCAAATACTTCTTCTGCGTTTTCGCTATTGATGATTATCCATTTAATATCTTCTAATTTTGGAGCAAGAGGCTTGTCTAGATTCAAAGGTTGTCTTTCAACTTCCTTTGTAAAAATATCTAACTGCTTAACTGCCGTCCCACAACTAGTGAGGAACATAGTTAGGGTTAGCAATACTAGGACACTGACTGTTGATTTCAGATTTCTTAGTTGCATTTTTCTCTTTCTCGGTTAGTGGACTGCCCATAGCAATTTCTACACAACGTAATGCTTGGGCACTTCCTTTGTTTATAATTCGTTCAATTGGTCTCGGCTTTTTAATAGCAAGGTCACCTAAATCTCTTACTTCACCTTTACCATTTACTTTATTAAACTTATCATCTAAAATTTTTAATTCATTGTTTAGTGTATTAATTAACTTATTAAGATTCGTATTTGCTTCCTGAACTGCTTTAAAGTCTTTTTGCATTTGTTCAATAACTGCTTTCTGTGAATCAATACTTTGTTCTAGTTTGACGTTGTTGGCTTCTGATACTGCCAAATCTGCTTTAAGATTTTTGACATACAAGAATCCTCCGCCTGCTCCTGCAAGTACGAGTAACATCAAGCCTATTTTTAAACCACTAAACATAATATATTAGATTAATTTTTTTGCTAATTCAGTTGTTTCATTAACACGTCTAGTCCAACCTCTTCCAAATGTAGCAAACGTACTTAACTTTTCGTAGTACTCTTGTCTGCGGTTTTGGTATTCTTCAATAGATTCAACTAAACCTTTTGCGTCAACATACTCTTTTAATTTTGCTAGAGTATTTGGACCTATACCACCGTCTGCAACAGTGCCAATCATTGTTTGTAAATATTTTGCCGCACGTCCTGGACCTGCATTTACTCCAAAATCAAATACACATAAGTCTAAACCTCCAGGTAAATCATCACCCTTCATTTTATCCCAATAATTTTTTTTGTAAATTGGTGCAACATCTTCAACTAATAAGTCTTTCATGTCTTTTGTACCGCCCCATTCTTCGTATACTCTCTTGGTTACACCCAAGTTAGTTTCACCCCCAGGGTCTTTAGGATGATTTACATAACCACCTTCATGATGAAGTATAGTTTCTAAACATTTGTCGTAATTTTTTTGCATTGTTAAGCCTTTTAGTTTTGGGCAAGGCTCTGTATGAATGATGTATCTTTATCTTTGGGTGCTTTTTTATATCGCTTACTTGGATCTAAACCTGCCTGCATCATCATGTTATCGAGTTCTTGCTCTTGCATTAATCTATCCCTGTACTCTTTAGGAGATTTAGGAATAACGTTTAAGTTTTCTTCAGTAACCGGCAATGGATATTCATTTTTGTAGTAAGAAAAAGTCCAATCCTTTTTTTCAGTTAAATGATTTAAATCATTTAATAATTCTATAATCTTTGCTGGAGAACTAGTTCTGCGATTGAACTCAACAAATACAGTAACTTTACCTTTTTCGTCAGTAGCAGGACTTTCGTTAGCATCTAATACCCAATCATATCCTGACTCGATAAATTCTACTAAATCTCTAGCACCTTCTTGATGAAGTGCTTTAAATCCTAATACAACTACTTGATCATCTTCGCCCATCTTACTTTTGTATCTATCAACAGTTACATTACTGTCAATGATATCATTTAAGTCGCCTTTGCGAAGACCTTCGAATAATTTATTCTGTTTCTGCGTTGTCATCTTGTACTCCGTCCAAATCTAAATCTTGTTGATATGCAGTATTGATATCATCGAGATCGATTTTTTCGCCTTCTAATTCCATAGTACCGCGGTAAATGTCAGACATAATTGTTTTAGGCATTTTAATTTCAACTAACCATATAGGATCAGTTTTCATTTTAGGATAATTTCCACCTGGTTGTTTATCGTCTGGTAATTTTATAGATACAGGACTTTCTAGTATGTCTTTTTTGTAACGTACTTTAATATTGTAGTCTAAGAGTCTTTTTGCTCCTGATGGTTCTGGCATCATTTTGTGAGGCCACATAAATGTACAAGTTACCCAATGTTTTTCAACTTGAGGTCCTTCTACTAATTCACCTTTTACCCAATTATCGTAGGCATATAAATGAACACTGTCTAATACACGTTCAAAGTCTACCAAGGTCGTCATAAAACTTTCTGCTTGATACAGTTTATTAATGTTAGTTACAATATTGTTTGATTTCATGATTATCTATCTTACCGTTTGTCGTTACTCAAAGTATTTATCCTTTTTAAAGGTTCTGACTTATATTCACTTATTTCTAGTCTTATAGAGTTAAATATTTTTAGTATATAATATGTTTTATATACAACTATAAACTCAGGAGGTTCAAATTGGGCAAACGTAGACACAAAAAAGAAGAATATATGTACATTTCACAAGATAACCATAATGCAAGTTATGGACGAAAGAAACAAGTTAATATCATTCCTAGAAGTAGAACGCAAGAAGCATATGTAGATGCATTGCTTACGTCTAATAAGGATATTGTTTTTGCATCAGGTCCGGCAGGAACGGGTAAAACCATGATTGCTATGCTATCTGCTATAAAACATTATAAAAGTGGTTTAGTTGAAAAAATTGTTTGTACTCGTCCAGCAGTTGGTGTTGATGATGAAAAACATGGATTCTTACCAGGTGATCTCAACCAAAAAATGGAACCATGGACTCGTCCATTGTTCGATGTTTTACACGAATATTACTCTCCTAAAGAAACAGCCAAAATGCTAGACGAACAAATCATCGAAATATCACCCCTAGCATTTATGAGAGGTCGCACATTTAAAAATGCATATATCGTCGCAGACGAAATGCAAAATGCAACGCCAAATCAGATGAAGATGCTATTGACCAGAATCGGCGAAGGAAGTAAAATTGTTGTAACCGGAGATGTTAAACAGACTGATCGAAAAGTTAAAGACAACGGACTATTAGACTTTATGCAACTTGTACAAGCGAGAGATTCCAATCATATCGAAAGTGTACAGTTTTCGCATAAGGACATAGAACGTCATCCAGCAGTAACGGAGGTATTAGCAATTTATGGCGACAATGATTAAATAGAATTTTTATATTAAAGGATTGTAAGAGGACAACATTGCTATTGCCCTCTTAACATTAAAATCCGTTTGGTATTAATACATAGTGAATTGTTAAAACGATTCCTATAGATGCTAACAAGCCTGTTATCATTTTAAGGAAATCTTTACCTATGAGTGGAAACACTACTTTAAGTTTCCCATTGCCTAGCATAGTTGCCATAGCAAGTTCACGTCCACAAAGTAATCCAACAAATACCCATGTTGTCGACATTGGGATATCATTGAGTTCTTTAAAGAACCAAAGTACTAACCAATAAAACAAATCAATTAATGTTGCACTTCTTACATATCTTGTATTGTGCTTTTCTAATACAATTTGTTGTATTTTTCCTCCACGTTCTCTAAACATAAAGAACAAGCCTATAACAAACACAAGGCTTATCATTACCATTAAATCAAAGTTTACTTGTCTTGGCAGGAATACGGCAATGTTTGCCATGTCATGACTTAACCAAGTCCACCATAAAAAACCAGTAGTTATCCATTGACCAACTCGCCAATATACTTTGTGTTCATCTTTTACAGGGTCATGTTTTTCATCTATAAATTTAGTTATAACTATCCATATGGCATAAGCCGCCACTGCCGCGACTGCATAACCCATAATAGATTTCATTAACATTTTTTCTAATACAAATGTACTAGCGAATGCTGATAATACTAAAAATGATGTACTAACTGGTACACCAATCCTTGTTAGCAATAAAAGTAATGCAGGTGCCATTGCATGATACCACTTTACTTCTTGCCACGGAATCTTGTTCAATCTTCCGTATGATATATCTCCCCCATTCACTGTCCAGCCATACCATAAGGCCCAAAGCAAAACCGCCGATGCGGCGATCCATAAAGTTTTCCAATTAAATTTTTCGTTGTTTGATGCAATCCATGTACCGAGAGTTTGTACTGAATCGTTTGCGATAACAGAATAAGCGGCTAGTAAAAAACCTACACCCATCCAAAGTGTTAATGCGTCCATTTTATATCCCCATATTAATCAAGCTCGACGTTGCTCGTTTTTGATTTATATATTATTTCATTGTAACATTATTTACTTGATAATGTCAAAAGAAAGATTACAGTTTTGTTAAATGATTTGCAACCTTAGACTGTTACAATATTATAGATGTGTTCCCAATCCTTTGCTATTGGGTAAGGATACTCGCCATTCATGTTGTGTCCATGTTCTACAAGTATAGGTTTAAGTCCTGCTTTTAATCCTGCTTCGCAGTTTACAGGTTTGTCTTCAATCCACCAAAGTTTGGATCCTTTGTATTGTGCAAGTGTGTCATCTTTATCGTCTCCAGTACCTAAACAAATTAGTTTAGTAAAGACTCCTTCTCCGAACAACTTGTCTAAATTTTTCTGTCTTAGCCTTTTTGCATATTTGTTTTTACTTAATGATGTAATGCAATGAAACTCCCAACCTTCGTCAGCAAGTTTTGTAACATATTGAACTGCGTCACGTAGAGCAGGTAAGTATCCGATTGTAGCACTTTCATTAAACTGTCTAATTAGTGTTTTAACTTGTGCTTTTGGAATACCATAACGTTCAGCCATATCGTATTTGAACTGGTATCCTTTTGTAGTTTTAAATCCGTGTTCTTCCATCCAACAGTTAAAGGCGAACTCCCAATTAAGGAGTACACCATCTGCGTCTGTTAATATAATTTTTTTCAATTTCATCTTCTTCTTTTATTGTTTAACTTACTATTTTATAATAGCACCTTATGTCGATTTGTCAACCTTTTTCTTCTTTTTAGGACCTTTCCAGCGATTCATGTAGCCGATATCCTCTGTTCTTGCATAAGGTTCACATACAGTAATTTTGTTGCCTTTTGCTAACCAATCTTTAACGGATTTTTCATAACTTGCTCGTTCTTCATCTGACATTGGCATATATTATTCCTTTCAGTAGATAGTGAACCCCTAGACACGGTACAACATCTAGGGGCTCGTGTAAGTTAAGAAGGAGATCGTACCGTAAACCTCTTAATTTATTTTAACGTAGTTAAGTTGAGTTTCTTTAATGCTAGGATACCAACGACTCATGTCAGTCCTTTTTATTTTGGCATAAATTTTAACATTTTTACCAACTTCTTCCAAAAAGTCTTTTTGACTCCAGAAAGTAATAAGTTTATTATCTGCTATTGCAACATAAATGTAACTCGAATAGTTACGACTGTAAACACCAGAAATCATTTTAGCAGTAACATTAACTTTATCACCTACTTTACCTATCCAGTCACCTGTACAGGATTTCATAATCAAATCTTCTGTTGTTTCTTTTTTAACTACACGTTGTACAGTTTGTGGTATACTTGCAATCATTCCAAAGTCATATGTTGAAATATCATCTTTTTCGAATGTTGAATATAATTTAGATTCAAATCCGTTAAGGTCACTTGCCATGGCTCGCATAGCCAAACCTTCTAACCATTCTATAGTTTCAGATGTATCTTTTTCATCATCTTCAGTTACACGAAGTTTCTTTTCGTTTTTATTTAAAAAGTCAATAACGTTTGGATCCATTCCACCGTGATTGTTTACTAGGAATCGCATAATTTGTTTATTAGCAACAGTTGGAGTGCCTGTGAGTTTACCGTCAATGGTATAAGGAACCACAGTTTCTTTTTGATACGAATCGTTAAAACGTTGTGCCGTAAAAGCGATTGTAAGTGCTTTTGTAAACGTGTAAACTTCTTTTGACATTTAACTCTCCTTCTTCTTAACTATACATATAGTATACCATATTATGCGACTTTTGTCAACCTATTTCTACAGTTTTGAACCAACTTTTTCTTTTGTATACTCAGCCGCATCTTGAATATCTTTGCCAACACCAGCAACTGTAGAACAAGCACCTAAAGATAGTGCTACCATAATAATCATAAAATATTTCATTTACTTCTCCTTTATATAATGATGTGGGAACGCATTAGGGCGTTCTACTTTAATTAATTCCATATGAGATTCTGCTTCTTCTATGGAATCAAATTCTGCGACGATTACCTCGTCTTCAACTTTAGGAATATATACAACTTGAAACATTATTCTATAACCGAAGAACTAATAAATGCTTTTTCAAGTTTTTCTTTTTGTAAGTCTTTTAAACGTTGCAACTTCTTTTTGTTTTTAGGAGCATTAATTTCTTTCTGTCCATAATTGATTAATTTTAGTTCTTCTTCTGTAATATCTTTACCTTTGATACTCCACATTTCACCAAACCTACTTAAACGATAACCTAAGTCTGAAAGTTTGTTTGCTCTAATATCATCTTTTTCAATAAAGGCTAGATCCATCATATCTTTACCAAACTCACGCACCTGTGCTTCATTGGAAGTTAAGTCATAAATTGATTGTATCTTACCTGTAAGATTATTTGTCATGTCGACCCTTTTCTGTGTATTGTTGATTAAGTTTTAAAGTTGAAGTCTTCGTTGTTTGCCCATTTTTCTTTAGACAATTTTTTTGCTTGTGCCCAACGTACAAAGAGACCACATTCTCTGCCGTGTGCTTCGATTTCCCAAGGATAGTCATAATAGTTTGAGTCTTTTTCTTCAAACATTTTACCACACCAGCGAATTTTGTCTGCACGGGCAAGGTCAACCATTTCGCCTTTAGCGAATTGTTTAACGTGTACCATTTCGTGTGCAATAGTTTCGAGTAGTCGACGCATACGAAGTTTGCTATCTGCTCGGACAGTAAACTCACGTGGTCGCCAATTGTTATCTTCCCAACACGAATCACCATATACCTCTTCCTTTTTCATTAGGTTTGGAACAAGTTGTATGTCTAAATGTATTGAGTTCTGAAGTCGCTTGGACATTAATAAGTCTGCACAAAATCGTGCCAAACTTTCTGAAAATTTGCGTTGGGTTTTGCACCCACCTGTCACTGTAACTTTCATATCTATGCTCTCTAGTATTTAACATCATTTTACTAATATAACATATATGTTTAATCTGTCAACCTTTAAAAAACCCTTATATTTCAACGATTGCGTTATTTTGCAATAAATTTTTTTTAAAAAAGATATCATTAAACTACCATATTATCCTGCTTTTTACCCAAATAGTCCTTTTGAGTGTAAGTTTTTGCCATATGACACAATACACATAAAGTATTAATATTATCTTTAGTATCAGTTCCGCCCTTAGACTTTAAGTGTATATGGTCGCCATGCATTACACCTCGCATAGCACGAATTTTATCATACTCATCTTCAACGTGTCCAAATCGCAGTTCATCTTCACGTGGATCATAACCACAATTATCACATTGCCAGTTACGATAAAATGTATGTGGTCTTTCTGGTTTACCCATGCCGCCATACTCTACACATTCAAGTTGATGTTCTCTGCAAAGTACTCTACTACCCGGACCATCATAATAACTTAAAGTGTTGTTACAATCTTCTAACATACATTTTAAACTATTATCGTCTATATGGTTTATAACCGCTTGACTTTTTCTTTTATCTTTTCTTAAATTCCTAACCATTACCAAAGATCCTTTTTATCCACAGAGTACAAATGCTTGTACTTTGGTGTTTTAAGATTAGTACTCTTTTTAATTTGTGCAATCAAAAACGGAACACCAAAACGTGGTTCTGTAGTAAAACCTTTCAAACCATTTTCTTCGAATTCTTCTGGGTTAGCCTTTTTGTACCATGTTTCATAAGATAGTTTTACTTTACTCCAAAACGATCCTGTTTCACTCCAATTTGCTTCAAAGTATTCTTTACAGAACAATGCAAAGTCTAATAGATATTTGTCATCTACTTTTACATCATCTTTAAAACAAGCATCAAAGTATTCGTAAAGCATCCTAACCTCTTTTGCTTGTGCAGGACGTTCTTCATTAATGTATACCCAATATTTTGCAAACATTCGAGTAACATCAACGTCTTTACGTTTTTCTAGTTTCTTTGTCATAATAGTATCAGCCAATAGTGTAAATGCACCAGACTCTCTATCATCACCAAACTTTTCATGTGTAGCAAATAGACCTGCTTCTTTTAAATAGTCATTAATTTTAGCAGTGTCTTGCCAAATAGGATCATCACTACCATCGATAATAGCACCGTACACCATTTGTCGATATGTATCGATAAAGTCTAGTTTCTCTTTTGCATCACCATTGAGCAAAATAAAGTTTCTACGAATTTCTAGTTTTTGCTTAACTGGATAAATGTTAACAGGAACCATTGTACCTGCTTGTCGCTCGCCAAATACTTTTGTAAGAATAATATAAAGTGCAATACTAGTGTGTTGCCCGTCCCAAGCAATATAATTGTCACCTTCTTTATATACCTGAATAGGCATAACCATTGTTTGACTAAAATAGTTTAGTATCTTTAATACATGACGCATATTAACCGGACGTTGCATTGTTGAATCAATTAGTATTTTACTAAAATCTACAGGAATTGCTTCAACTAGTTCCATCTCATTAAAAGATGACCAATTATCTTTATTACGTCTTTTGAATTCTTCTACAACTGCATCGAGTTGTGCTTCGAACTTGGGTGCAAGTTTAAATGCTTCTGTTATACGGGTTTGTAGAGAGACAAAATTACTCTCTTTATGGGTATATTGTTCATTTACAATATCTGCGTGTTTACTCATCTCATATTCCTCTGTTAGCGGCATATCCAGCCTAAGGTTTATTATCTTATAATACTATAATAGCATCTTTACTCAATGT